AGGATGACAGTCAGATGGAGTTAATGAAAATGCAAGCAGAACTTCAGATGAAACAACAAGAGATGGAAATGAATATGCAGATGAAACAAGCGGAACTAGATATGAAGAAACAAGAGCATGAAATGAAGTTACAGCACACTCAACAAGAAAATGAAGTCAAGTTAGCTATGACTCAGGCATCCAATCAAATTCAATTAAAACAACAAGAAGAAAACCATAACAGTAAATTAGTCCAGAACGATCAGGCGCATGGACAAAAGATGGAACAAATGAAACAAGCATCCCAGTTAAAACCTACTAGCAAACAGAGTAACGACAAGGGTAAAAAATGATGAGAACAATCAAAGACATAACTTACAAGTTCCTTAGTTTCGTAGTTGATTTCATAGTATATATGTGTAGGTGGTCATAATGGGTACATTTTTAGCCGGTATGATATGCGGTGCAATATTGCTGTTTATAATTTTGGCATTTGATGGATGGAAGTGATGTAAATGAATACATGTATGGAATGTAAAGTAGGTGTCATGCGTGAACCACCTGATCAACATCCGGCATACTTAGTTTGCGATTCCTGTATGGCGATTGAATTAACTTATCACCCTCAGGACTATCAAGAGGATATGCACCAAGTTAAAACAGGCCAACAGGATGATACAGACATTATTGCAGTCTTCGGTGGATATGGTTCAGGTAAATCAAAAGCAACACTGGAAGAATTCTTAATGAGAGCATTAGAGAATCCTAGAGGATCTGGACTCTTCGCTGCACAAACATTAGGTCAGTTGAAAAAGACGACCCTTAAAACTTGGTTTGAAGAAGTATGTCCTCCTCCATTGATTGAAAACTACAACAAGACCGATGGGATTATCAAACTAGTCAATGGATTTACTATTTTCGTAGTGGCCACAGATGAAGAACAAAAAATTCGTTCCTTAAATATTGGACTTGCTCATATAGAAGAGGTTTCTGGTATTAAGAAATCCATTTACACTCAGGTTCAATCACGTATGCGTGACCCTTTTACTAAGAATAAAGCCATTATCGTCTGTTCCAACCCGGCTAATACGTGGATAAAGGACACGTTCGTAGACAATGAAGCCAGAAAAGACCCAAATCATCCGCAACATTCCGATTATAACCGCTTCATGCGGACCTTTATCTGGAGAACAGAACTCAATAAGTACCTACCGGCCAACTTCATTGAAATGAACACCATAGGTAAGCCTGATTGGTACCGTAAAAAGTACTTTGAAGGTAGCTTTGAGTACAATTCCGGAATGGTTTACCCTGAAATCGCAGATTGCTTTATCGATCCATACCCTGTAGTTCCAGAGAAGACAGATGAATACGGAATACCGAAGGAATGGGAACGTATTGTAGGTGCCGACTACGGATTACGTAATCCAACCGCTGTATACTGGGGTGCGATTAACCCTAAGACAGGTGAAGTAGTCATCTATAAGGAATATTATGTTCCTGAAAAGACTCTTCCATACCATGCTGAGAAGATTAAAGAAGGTATGCAGCACGTGAATACTGGAACCCTTAGGTTCATGGTCATTGACCCGGCAACAAAGAACCGAATGAATGACGTCATCAACGGTAAGTCGATTCAATCCCACTTCCAAGAGTACGGATTATTCTTTTCCCTAGGTAATAACTCACTGGAATATGGACTTGCTAAGGTTAATTCCTACATTGATGCTAGGAAACTTAAAATCTATAAGACTTGTGTGAATGGAATTAAGGAATTGTTACAGTACACCTACCCGGAAGTGGATATTGATAATGCCGAAGAAAACTTGGACGAGAAGCCTGAGAAAAAGAATGACCATTTATGTGATGCCCTCAGGTACATGATTGCTAGATTACCAGATGATCCAGAGCATTTAAAAGGTCAATCCTACACACCACCCAAGTCGTATTCTGAGTACAGCAACTATGACACGATTGAGTACGATGATGAAATACCTGAGAAGTTTGATGACTTCTTAGCTTACTATTAGGAGGAAATTAGATGAAGAACATAGTAACACAAGACCAAATTTATACGATTATTGGACAATCTGAAATTAAAACATACAAGATGGGTGAAAAGACAACAGTAGTCATGATTACATTACCGAATGGGTTCGTCATTGTTGAATCCTCTAGTTGCGTGGACCCGATTAATTTCGATGAAGTAATTGGTTACAACATTTGCATGGAACGTATTTCAAATAAGATTTGGGAATTAGAAGGATACTGCCTACAAAAGAAGGTGAGTGAAGATGACAAAACCGAAGAAGCATGATTACAGAATCCAATATATAGATAACACTTATCAAATGGTTGAATGGTCAAAACCTGAGTTCGATTCAGTATTTATAGCGATGTCATTAGAAAAATCAGTAGTTAAAACTGAAGAAGGTATTTTCAAACTGTCTGATATTCGTGCGATTGTATATCTTCCTCCAGTTCCAGTTTTGACACCTGAAGAACAGAAAGCAAAAGAAGAAGATGAAGCCGGTTTAAGTGAATGGGGATTTGTAGATCCAGACGTACAGCAATGGTTGAAAGACCAAGGCATCAAAGTTAACAAAGGGGTGAATTAAGAATGAATCCAGAAGAATTAGGACTACTTGGGCAACAACCACCAGATGCACTTGACCCATCGATGATGACGGAAGAAGCACCTACTGAAGTAGAAGAAGTAAATAAACCAGACAACTCACTAACAGACGAAGAAGAACGTGAACTAATCCATAAAGCTTTACGTAGGTTCCGGGTTGCATCTAATGGAATGAGTGACCATCATAAGAGATGGGCCTTAATTGATCAGTTTGACCGGGGCCGTCAATGGGATAACGTACAAATTCCTGTATGGATTCCAAAGCCAATCACGAACTTAATCAGGTACGTCCGTACGACCAAGAGAGCGAACTTGGCTCAGAACGTACCACAGGCTAATTTTGTACCGATGACTCCTAGTGATGTTGACCTAGTTTCCAAGCTGCAACGTGCTTACGAACACGTATGGGATGAACAAAAAGTACCAATGATAGTCCGTAGATGCGTAGACAGAGCATTACTACAAGGTACTTCTATAGCATATGTGTATGCGGAAGAAAATATTAGTGGTAAATACTACGGAGAACGTCATCCTGACAACCAACTTTATCGATATAATATAAAAATTAAGAAGTTGAACAATGCTCAGTTCTACATCGATCCTACAGCATATACGATTCCTGAAGCGAAATACTTCACGATTACAGAACCACTGTCGTTTTCAGATGTAAAGAATAACCCTACATTCCGTCAGTTTGCCGGGAAGAAACTAAAGGATTTAAAATTTGCGGATTTGCAACGTGACAATGATGCCACTGGTGATATCTTTGACCGTCCTGTAACGAAAAGTACAATGACTTTACAGGAAGAAAGTGGAGATGACATGTGTACGATGCACGTTCATTGGGAGAGATACCGTAATGAAGACGGAGCATGGCAAGTTGATGTATCTTATTTCTTATGGAATACTGATTTCTTGTTATATCGAATTGAAGATTTTAAACCTAGTATCTATCCATTTGCTGTCTATCATGACGAAGAAGAAGATAACTCTTTCTGGGGTACTTCTACAGCTATGGATATGTTGGAGAATCAGAAGATTATTAACAAAACTGCACAGGCAGCTAGTATCATCGGAACGTTACACCAAAACCCTCAAAAAGTCGTACTACGTGAATCTGGTATTAATGCGGCAGAAATGTCTAGAACAGGTACACTTGCTGGGAAAGTATGGACTTCTAACATACCAAATGCGGTTGAAACCTTAACTCCTCCTGATATTCCGAAGGGATTATTCGATATCGAAGATCGTATGAAGAATGATATTAAGGATATGGCCGGGATTACAGAAGCTTACACTGGGGAATCAGTAGGTTCCTTAACTACATCCACTGGGGTAGACAGCTTGATTAACCGTTCTACGATTCGTGACCGCGATAAGGCTTTACAGATTGACCAATTTGTAGAGGACCTATCGAACATCATCGCTCAATTCATCCTAGTTTACTGGACCGAATCTAGACCAATCATGACTAGAAAAACTAATGGTACGGCTGAGTTTGAACAGTGGACTCCTGTTCCACCAGAACAATATGAGAACTTGGAGTGGAGGGTACGAAGTGACGTTTACGCAAAGGCTCCTGTTACAGCTGCTTCAAAATCACAACAAGCAGACAACCTTATGCAGTTACAAGGTCAATTCCAATATGATCCTCCGCTTATTACGGTTGAAGAATGGATCGAAATGAAGGACTTCCCTAACAAGTCTGACATCTTGGCTCGTATGGAAATGGACCGTAAGAATAAACAAGCACAAGATCAGCAATCTCTTACAGACCAAATCATGCAGATTATTTCTCAGGCTCAACAATTTAAAGCTATGGGATCTACAGATGACCAAATCAATCAGCAGATTCAACCAATGGTACAAGATATTGTTCAGCAGACATTCACTTCAGGTCAGAACCAAGGTTCTTCTCAGTCAATGTCTGGTGCTGCACCAAAAGGTACAACCTCCCCTACTGCAATGGGCAACATGACATCAGGTATGTAATATGTATTGGGGAACTGTCATATCAGCCCATTTATGGCTTGCATTGCTATATCTAATTATGAGATAATATATGCGAAGCCCATCTTCCTTTC